AATCTTACAAGCTACGCAAACCAACTAGATGAGTTTGTGCAGGGCATGGATGATGGTCTGATTGATTATCACCTCAATACCTTTCTTACTTTGCAGAAACCATCTGAAAAAGCAAAGTATGCAGAGAGTGGCTGGGCATCTAAGACCTATGACCTGGCTATGGAGCAATACATAAACGCCCTTCTCTCAAGCCCGGTGACCCATATGGTCAACATTGCAGGCAACGCCTCTTTTCAAATGCTGTCATTGGCTGAGCGTGGACTATCTGGTGTCATTGGCACAGTCAGAACATTAGGCGGCAGGCGCGGTGACGTAGGTGACCAGCGCTATATTGGAGAGGCTGCGGCTGAAGCACACGGTCTAATGATGGCTCAAAAAGATGCGTTTCTGCTTATGGGTAAAACAATGGTCACTGGTGAAAGCTCAGACTTCGTCACTAAGATAGACTTGCGGACCAGACGAGCTCTCGGCGGCACCGACAATTTGCAAGACGTAGCTAGTGCAATCAATCAAGGTGATTTCTTCAAATCGTTTGTTGACCTTATGGGCATCTCATCTCGTCTGCCCGGACGTATGCTGGCAACTGAAGATGAATATTTTAAGGTAATCACTCAGCGCCGTGTCCTTTATCGTGAGGCTTACAGAGGTATGCAGTCTGTGTTTCAGCAAGCTAGACGCTCTGGGGTGTCTCGTGATGAAGCCCAACAACTAGCCGAGGCAGAATACGTTAAAATCATGACTAGCCCTAGTCAGGAGGTCAAAGACTTGATGACCACTGAAGCTAGAAAGATGACGTTTCAAGGCAGGCCAGAAGGATTTTTTGGAAATGTTGGCCCTGTTATCAACGGTATACCCGGCATCAAAACAGTGGTCCCGTTCTATAACACACCGACCAATGTCATAAACGAGGCGTTCGATAGAACATTGAACTGGTCACCAGTCTATAAAGCAATCAAAGGCGATATATCTGGCAAGGAGCTGGATGATGCTCTGGCAAAGTTAGCTATAGGCAATGGCACTGCTGCTATGATGTTTAGCTTGGCAAATGGTGACTATGGTGATGATGTCATCGTAACTGGTAGTCTCGGAAAAGAATTTGCAACAACGCAAAACATATCTGGGTCTGCGAATGTGCCGCCCTACTCTATTGGTTTTAAAATGGAAGATGGCAGCTATCGCTTTCACTCATTTAGTAGGTTCGACCCAATTTCTGCCATGTTGGCAATTGGTGCAGATATGGCTGAATATGCTAGATACACTGATGACCCAGATGATTTAGTGACTTTGGCAAAAATCTATTCGTTGTCTATAGCGGAGTACGCGACAAACTTGCCGTTTCTTCAGGGGGTCAGCGAGTTACAAAAAGCTATTGGCGGCTCATTCCAAACAAAAGAAGATATATTAGACCGTCTGAGCAAATTTGCTGGGCAAACTGCTGGGAGTGTTGGCACTAATGTCCTTGGCAATCTGGACCGCTCTGTCTTCGGTTTAGCGAGCTACGGTCAGAACTACATCACTAATGGTCAATATCCTCTAGTTTCGACTAACAGTTTTCAAGCTACTATGGAGAGGCTCAACGACCCATTTGCATCGAGCACAAAGCTCCCTGCTGGCGTAGACCCTATTACCGGCGATTTATATACTGAGCTGCCGCCGTTCATGCAGGGGTTCTATCAATCATTACAAAAGGCAAAAGCGCGAAATCCATATTTTACCAAAGACTTGCCAGACAAACTTGATTTCTGGGGTAGGTCTAAAACTCAGGGTGAAGGCAGGCGCGATGAGATGTTTAATCCCATACGGATACAAACAGGCGAATATAATGAGCTAGACCAAGAGCTTATTAGACTAAGTGAAACTGGCATAGGCGTTTTTGATTTCCACCGAGACAGAATTGACGGGCTAAAACTCAATAACGAGCAGTATAATAATTTTGTACGCCTTATCAATGAGGTAGATGATGAAGGCAAAGTGTTAGGCGAACTTGGCTTTGACCCCGAAGAAACTTTGCTGAATGCTTTAAAATATCAGGTTACAAATACAGAAGCAGACTATTACAATTTGCCTACAGATGAGGACAGGTTCAAGGAGTTAAAGGGCATATTGTCAGATAGACGAGCTAAAGCTCGGCAACGTCTGCTAAAGGTTGATGCTGAACTTGGAGCTCGGCACTTTATGATGCAAGACTAACGGTGACAAAACAGTGATTATGATGTACAAATACCAAAAGAGAGGAATAGAAAATGGCTACCTTCTCAGTCAATGACCAGACACGCAGAGTTGTTGCTAGTGGCGCGGCTGAAGTAAGTTTTAGTTTTCAGGTCAACGCAACATCTGATGTTAAGGTGTTTGTAGACGGGACGCAGAAAACAGAAAGCACTCACTATGACATCAAGACAAGTGCAGATGCGGCTGGCCTCAACACTGATGGCACCGGCAAGGTTGTCTTTACCACTGGCAATGTCCCGGCAGGCACAACCACTGTTACCATTCTATCTGACGTACCAGCAGCTCGCACAAGCGTATACACAGCGGGCGGCAATATAACAGCCACTAGCTTAGAAGCAGACTTCGATACTATGACCATGCTTATTGGTGATAGAGAGGAACGAGACAGTCGAGCTTTGTTAGCCCCGGTCGATGACCCTACAACCATAGACATGGAGCTACCCGACAAGGATACGCGAGCTGGTAAAGTGCTAGGTTTCAACAGCTCTACTGGCAATCCTGAAGCAACCCAGCAAGTAACTGGAGCGGCGGTCAATGTCTCTAGTTTGAGCACTGGCTCATCTCCTACCGCATCTGTCACAGTAAGCAGTGGCACGGCTACTTTTGCTCTGGGCATCCCAACGGGAGCAACAGGGGCAACTGGGTCTACGGGAGCAACAGGCTCTACAGGGGCTACAGGAGCGCAAGGCCCATCAGGTACACTGTCAGTAGGCAGTATAAGTGCAAGTGGCCTCAGTGCTGGTGCAACGCCTACTGTTGCAATATCAAACAGCGGTTCATCGTCAGCAGCTACACTTGATTTTACTTTTGGAATACCGGCAGGCGCTACAGGCGCTACCGGGTCAACCGGCGCTACAGGGGCTACGGGAGCTACAGGAGCTACGGGGCCTCAAGGTCCACAAGGCCCACAAGGCCCAGCAGGTTCAGGCTCTGGTGACTTGCTGGCCTCAAACAATCTTAGTGACGTTGCTAATGCTGGCACCTCTCGCACAAACCTCGGCCTCGGAACTATAGCAACTCAGGCCGCTAACTCGGTAAACATCGATGGCGGTGCTATTGACGGCGTCACGATTGGCACAAACAGCGTTGTGACTGACCTCCGGGTTGATAATCTAAAGTTAGATGGCAACGCTATCACTTCAACAGACACCAATGGCACAATAGATTTAACAGCAGATGGCACGGGCAATGTTGTCGTGAAAGGGAATACCAATCCTGGCACCGTCGTATTCAACTGCGAAAGCAACAGTCATGGCCAGACGGTCAAGGCTCAGCCTCACTCTGCTAGTGTAACAAATACACTTACGCTGCCGCCGGGTGGAGATGGAGAGCTGGTCAGCACTGTAGCAACTCAGACCCTCACAAACAAAAGTATAGCAGCGTCACAGTTGACTGGTGCTTTGCCAGCAATCAGCGGAGCCAGCCTCACTGCTCTACCGGCTACCTTGCCAGCGTCATCTGCTGCCAACCTTACCAACATACCAGCGGCCAACATCACTGGCACAATGCCAGCCATTGACGGTAGCAACCTCACAGGCATAGCGGCTGGTGCAACTGGCGGTGGTTCAGACCAAGTGTTTTATGAAAATGGTCAGACGGTGACAACCAACTACACGATTACCAATGGTAAGAACGCTATGAGTGCTGGCCCGATAACAATTAACAGCGGTGTGACAGTTACTGTTGGCAGCGGCGAAACATATACGGTGGTTTAGATGAGCACACTTAAAGCAGATACCATACAAAGCACAGGCGGTGGTGCGGCTACGCTGACGAAGCAGAGTGCGGCAAAGGCTTGGTTATACTTTAAACAAAACACTCCTGAGGTTACAGACAGTTTTAACACAAGTAGTGCTACCGACTCGTCAACTGGAAACTTTTTGCAAAATTATGTTAGCTCTTTCGATGCAAGCTACGATGGCAGGGCTTTAAGCGGAACTGGTTTTGCTAACGATAAATTTTTATCACATGGTTCAACTGGCTCAACTACAAGCGCACAACAATATAATCTTTATGACATAAGCGGCTCTGGCTTGGATGATAGCTTTAGCTCTGCAGTGACGCACGGAGACTTAGCATGAGTACAATCAAAGCAAACACGCTCACTGGCACAACCACTGCTGGCTCTATTGCTGTTACAGGTGAAGGTAATAGCACGACAACTAATTTACAAAATGGGTTGGCAAAAGTTTGGGTAAATTTTAACGGTACTAGTACTATTGCTATACGAGATAGCAGCAATGTTGCTAGTCTTACAGACGTTGGTACGGGAGATTATAGAGTCAATTTTACTAACGATTTAGGGAATGTAAACTTTTGCATTACGCAATCTGCTTTGCAGAATACTGGCAGTACTGACGATAACAATGTAAATTTTCAACCAAGCGGTTATGCTGTTGGAAGTATTGAAGGAAAAGTTTCGTATACAGATGCCGTACAAGATAGCTTGTATGTCAATATAGTAGCACACGGGGATTTAGCATAATGGCTGGAAAAATTGTAGCAGATCAACTTCAACACAGCACTGCTGGGTCGCTTGATACACAGTTCGTTGTCAATGGTAGTGCGAAGCATTGGGGATACTTCAACGCAAGTAGTGGAACTCCAACACTTATTGATAGCCTTAATATAAGCAGTCTTGGGGACGTAAATGTAGGCAGATACACTATTGCTATTTCAAGTGCATTTAGTGATGTTAATTATAATATTGTCCCAAGTTCTAACGCTTATAACACTGATGGATTTCGCATTAATCAATCAATAAATGCAAAACAAAACTTTGCTGGGACAGTTACAGCAACAAACTATGATTTTGTTAGTTATGCCGATAATAATTATCGTGACGCTAAATACAATTATGTGCTTGGACATGGGGACTTGGCCTGATGAACACACCTTCATTCAAAGGCACACATCTTTGGGATAGACTGTGCTGGGCAAAGGAAAATCTTGAGCCGGTTCAGACAGACATTCGCGTTGTCTATGAGGACAGCATTGATGAGTGCGCCAAGATTCTTGTCCCAGATTTAAATTGGGTAGCCGCCGCCGAAAACGGATTTATATTGCCCCCTGTGGAAAGCTATTGGGAGTTGGCTAAAGACGAAGCACAGCCAGACTTTAAGAAGCATACTAGAGGCTATCTGTTGCATCAGACAGAGCCTGTTGGCCCTATGACAGAAACCACCGGCCCATATGGTGGCTGGGTAAATTACATAATTATGAAGGACGTGCCACAGCACGTTTGGCAGAATTGGGATAAATCAAACAGTTCTAAAATGGTTATCTGTAGAAAAGACCAGTTACCAGAAACTCGTGTCTGGCGTAATGCTTGGCGCATATCAAAGGCCGCATAGGAGAAAGACATGGCTGTAAAAACCTACATAGTAGATAAAGACGGAAACCAAATAGACAAAGCAGAGGCTACATCTATTCCGACCAACCGTGATTTCAGAGGCGCATGGTCACTCTCTGGCAAGGTCATTTCAGAGGACATGACTAAGGCCAAAGAGCTTTTCAAGGACAAAATCCGTGAAGTGCGTCAACCGCTTCTTGAAGCAGAAGACGTGGTTTACATGAAGGCTATGGAAGCTGATGACGCCACAGCGAAAGCTGCATCTGTTGCTAAGAAAAAGAGCTTGCGAGATGCGCCAGCAGCATCAGCCATAAGCAGTGCTGACACCATAGACAAACTCAAGGCGGCTTGGGATACCAGCTTGCTCGGCGATAGTCCTTATTCATGAGGTGTACAATGACCAATCCTATCTCATGGATTTTTAACAAACTCGGGAGGCTGTTCATGCCACACCTTTATGACCTCAATCCAAAGCTCAAGGGCAAAAAGAAAGAGCCTAAGATTGTGAAAGAAAAAGCTCCAGCAAAAAAGCCCGGTAGGCCGAAGAAGAAAAGCTGACCAATGTTAGCCGAGCTGGCGGCTGCAAACGCGGCCTTTCAAATTATTAAGAGGGCTGTTCAGAACACTGGAGATATAGCTAAGGCGGGAAAGGCTATATCAGACTTTGTAATAGCAAAGGAAGAGCTGCAACGGAAAGGCAATAAGAAAAAAAAATCTGGGGTTCGTTCATCTGATTTAGAAGAGTTTATGGCGCTGGAAAGCATCCGGCAAAAAGAACAGCAGTTGAAACAAATAATGATTTACACCGGTCGACCGGGGCTCTGGCATGATTGGCAGAAGTTTCAGGCAGACGCTAGAAAAGAACGCAGGGTGCGAGAAGAGTTAGCCAGACGCAGAAGAGCGGAGCTCGCAGAAACGATTGGTTTAGGTGCAGCGGGTCTATTGGTTGCTTCAATGGTCGCAGGACTTGTTGCTTGGGTAGCATGGTTAAAAGGGATGTTCGACTGATGAGTGCGGAAGAAGTAGCGAGGAAGCTGTTAGAACTCAAAATACTGCCTAGGTTTATGATGCTGTGTATGACAGGCGTGTATATACGTTGCATCGAATGGGCGCTTTCACAGCCTGATCTAACAACACAGCAGGCATCTCTTATATCGGTAGTTACCGGGGCCATGACTGGTTCGCTGGCAGTTTGGTTGAACTCCGAGAAATGAAAGAGTTTGTGCTGGTCATTTCCATGTGGGGCCACACCGGCATTGAGTGGGTTTATGTTGGCAATCAGGTTGTATTGCAGCAGGCGATGACCCAGAAGCAGTGTCACTACTTGTTGCAGAAGGACATGTGGAAAGCCACATACAACAACGAGTTTTATAAGATGAACATCCAATGCTTTCCAAAAGATTGCGCTGGCAAAGAACTTTGTGACTGATGCCAGCAAAGCTGAATGAAAACACAGAGGTAGCATTACCGCTACGTAATATTATCAGCATGGTCGCGGCAGCTAGTTTAGCAACGTGGGCTTATTTTGGTGTGATAGAAAGGTTAAACACGTTAGAGACTTCTAGAGAATTGATGAACGCTGACTTGCTTAAAAAATCTGAACAGACAACTACCGATAGTGAGCAGTTCATGCTGATAGAGCATTTAGCAACGGAGCTAGAAAAGCTACAGACAGACATCGAGGGCGGTAAAGCTCCTTATGACCAGCAGCAGAAACTGACCCTTGAGTTTTATGAGAAACGAATAACCAGCCTAGAAGAAAGTCTGGAGAAAATGCGGAACGGTGGTTGAGCTTACGTTTGTTTTATTGCTGGTGATGGGCGGCGAGAAGGTAGAGTACACGCCCTATAAATCTTTGGCTCAGTGCCTGTCTGTCCGGCGTAAGATTAAACGTAATGTAGGGCATACAAATAACTTTGACCAGAAATGGAGCTGCAAAAAGTTCAAAGTGATGATGTTGAACGGTGAGATACTGGAGTTTATAGCGGAATGATACAAACACTGATAGCCCCCATAGCTTC